TACTAGCTCCCAACAGAGTAGCAAGATTAACAGCACTCCCTCCTGAAGACCAGTTCCACGATATACGAGTTCGATAATTCTTACCATCTTCCAACCCCATCTTCTTTCCTCTTTCGAGAACCTTGATGGTCGGATGGTCGAATCTCATCTTTTCACAACAACAAGTAATCAACCCTCCATACTTAGATAATTCTTCCTCGTTCCAATCGAACCAGGGTGGGTCTCCAAACCAACAGATGTCAACCCAATCTCCCAACAAAAATGCACAGTTGACACCTATGACTCTAGACCTCTCTATCAGTTCAAGTTTCTCATCAAGGAGGGATGACCCTCCACCTAGAATATAGACAGTTGCCCCTTTCCACATTTCAGGGACTTGCCAATATTCTGACTTCACTGTTCATCGTCCTCGTCTTCGTCCTCTCCAACATCAATAGTCTCATCGTCATTTTCTTCTTCTTCGTATTCGTCAAATTCTTCCTCTTCATCTGGCTCGTCTGGTGTAGGCTTCACACCTTCACTCACTATCATTTCGTTTGCTTCATCTTTAGTAAGGAAGCCATCATTTAACTTGACTCCTGAAACAATGTTAATTACATTGTATCTTCCTCCACCATGATGTTCTCTTTTCAAACGCTTCTGTTCTACCTTCTCCTTCTTAGGCAAAACATCAATTCTCATGAACTTGTCCATAAACGCCCCTACCTTTGAAGGAGGACAAACCAGAATATCACCAGGCTCAACTATTCTTTTGAGCCTCTTTCCCTTTATTGTCATATCCTTATTGTTTTCACTAAGGATATGTTTACCAAACCCTTTTCTAAGTCTGAACTCTCCCATACCTTCTGGGACTTCTTTCCTCTTAAACGATTTTCTATCAAACTTCTTCTTCTTCTCTTTGCCTTTCTTCTTTGTTGCACTTGCCATCTTAAATCTCCTTTTGGTTAAAGGTTTTTAAAAAGGATGGACAGTCTGGTTACTGTTGTAGAATCCTCTCTCTCCACCCACTACTTATGAATAATGAATAACACCAGACCTGTTGCTCTGGTCTTTGAAAACCTGTGGAACTATAATAGCCATCACTTTAAAGTGAACCATCATGCCTCCATCAGTAGACCATTCAACTGTCTGGATTGGTAAACCTTGTACAAGCCTTACAACGTCACTCTGCATGCTAATCAACAGGACTCCACCAGCTGTCATCTTATCAATCACTTTTAATTCAGTGATGTTCTCCACCTGAAGGATTCTCTGTCTTACAGTGACAGGGTAATTAGTTGTAAAGTTCTGGTCAAGATTGCCCTCGATGTTAGTTGCAACATACATCGTATACGGCCCGTATTTCCTGTCAGCTATCGCCGCATTCTTCATGGCTATAGTGTCAGTCAATATGTTTGCTCCAGTTGTAGAAGCCCATGCTGCTGTTACAGAACCAGTGTTACGGTTCGGATGGTCTTCATACCCTCTAATAGTACCAGTCTCTCCACTAGCACCAGCAGTATAGGCACTCGCACCCTGAAAGAGAATCTCTTCTGCTTTCTCAGCAACTTTTCTGGATGCCTTCTCAGCCATCCTTGTGTCTAAAGCCTGTCCTGTGTTTCTACTTGCTGCTATCTCCCTAGCACTAAAACTAAAGTTCTTAGAGATGATAGGCAATGGGAGAAATAAAGTATCCCACTCAGGTCGGTCTCTATCAGTCCGATTTACTCCATCCATGTTAATCTCTGCATCTGTGATGTCACTTTCATCCTGATACTGTAACATGGTCTGGGCGAGTCCATCGGTCTGAAAGGTAAGCCCCTTGTTCTGCAAGTCAGCTATGCCTTGTAACCTAATCTGGTACTCCCTTAGTACTGCTGTGTCAATTTTCTTCCAAGCGTCATAGGTAAGTGTAGCATTGTTTCTCAGTGAACTAATATTCATATTATTAGCTATGAGTTTGTGTGCTATGTCTCCGCCTGCTCCACCGAGGAAGTTATCAACACTACCCACTTCTGCGGGTGTATCAATCATGTTGTTGTAATTAATCATCGTTACAATTTCCTCCAATAAATAAATTAAAAATACTTAAACTATCACACATTTGACCAACAGGTCAAGTGAAGCATTGTCAGACAAAGCATCTACAGCCTCTAACGCATAAGCGAAAGGAGGGTTAGTTCCTGTATCCCTTGTCTTCAAAGTACCGTTAGTACCATTAGCTGTCATAGCAGCTCCAATAGTAGCAGCTTGACCATCTTCCAGTCTCAACTGAACAATGTCTCCACTCTGTGCCTTGTACATCTGAATGTTGGTACTTGCTGTCCAACTTGTTCCAGTCTCATCTCCCACAAGAGAGTTCTCTATTGCTATCAGCTTTTCTGGATAAGTACCAGCTGCTTCAGCAACGGACTGTGCTCTAAAAGTAGCAGCACCAGCCACCCTCTCCATGAGAGTACCAGGAGGGACAGCAACGGCTGTGATTAATCCCTCAAGATACATCCCATTTCCTTTTAATACAATCGTTCTATTACTAGCCATTAATAAAACCTCCATTAATAAAAATAAAAATATTAAACAATTATGCCTCAAGATGACTGAAATCTGGTGTACCGTCTTTGTTCCATCTTGCTTCTGGAATTAAAGGTACTCCACTACCATCTTCCTGTCTCTCGTTTGCTTTTACTTCTTTCTTCTCCGTCTTAACTACACTACCATTACCTGCGTAGTTTGCTTTTACAGGTGACATGGAGATGATGTTCTCCAACATGTCAAACGGCATTGCCTGTAATTCTTCTTCGGTAAACTTGTTACCTTCAGCCTTAAGAATAGTCTGTACAGCATTATCCTTTCTAGCCTTCTTCTCCTTCTTCATGCCCTCCCATGCTTCCTTGTCTTCTGGTTCGGCATTGGCAAGGATAGTCTCCATCGTTACTACTTTCGGCTCATCTTTCTTGTCCTCGTTCACCTTCAAGTCCTCCTTTGCTTTGTCCAATTCTTCTGTAAGGGTAGCAATGGTTTCATTAGCCTTAACTAATTCCTCCTTGCCATCCTGACAGTCACAGTCGTTCACTTTGAACAACCTGTCAAAACTCTCATCAGCCATATCAGTCAACATGTCTCTATCAGCTTCAATAAAGTCAAGCTTCTCATTGGCAATAAGAGCGTCTACTTCTTGCTTCCTGTCCATTATCTGCTCCTTGCTAAGATTTACACTAATAAAATCAATCTTTTCTTTTACTTCTTCTGGGTCTCCTTTACCTAAAGTTATTTCATCCTCCCTGTTGAGTTTGTAACCAATTCTGAATAATTGTGAATCGTTATTAGTTACCTTCTCAAAGATGAAAGTTTTATCGAATACCTCTCGTAAGAAGTGCATCGTTCCTGGCTTGTCCATGTCACTGACAAGTTTGAACAACTGCTCCCTTATCTTACTGTGGGAGATTTTATTCACCCAGTAACCCTGCGATTTTAAAACGGTAAACAGGTCTAGTTTGACTCCATCTATCGACAGTGCTACATTTGCATCTTTCTTTTTCACTATCTCACCCCCCTCCTTCTTAACTAAACATTTTCCACAACCTAAATTTTTGTTTGCCCTGACTCCACACCCTGCATCAAAATTACATGCTCCTTCAGCATTAGGGAGTAACGCTAAATGGTCGGGTATAAAATCCGACAATGTTTCTTCAAATTTCTCTCCATGCCATTCTCCTGGCATTCCATCACTACCTGTAAACAGCCCTGTACTTACTTCCAACTTCCTCCCCATCCTTAATATCTCCAATGTTTCTGGGGACAATAATTCTATCCTGTTTACATCTATCCAACCCTCCCCCTTCAACTTCCCTGACTCGTAATGAACATTCTCAAAAGTACCAATGGCGTACTGTTTCAATATATCAGGGTTGTTAGCTGTGATTGGACTCCCACTGTTATCCTGTGGATGATTAATAGTGAGGGGGACTCCATTCCAGTTCTGGGCTGTCCGATTTATTTCGGCAGCTGGGTAGAAACCTGCTCCACCACTACCAGCATGGACTCCCTCCACCAATGCTATTATAGGAATAACAAGGAAGTTCACACCCTCCTTCTCCTCAGTCGTGAGGGTAAAGTTAATAAGTAAATTTTTGATGTTGTGAATCATAGGCTATCTCCTTTACTTCTTCTTGTTACTAAACAATCTCCAAATGAATTTGGTTGTATGGTCAATTATATTTACAAGACCAGCACTAGCTCCAACAGTAGCAACCGCTCCGTCTACCGTATCAGCGTTACCACCTAGAAGCCCTGTAGTAATCCCAGCTCCAATACCTGCTGACATTGTCCTCCCGAACTTCTTAACATCGAACTCCTCCCCCGCCCTCATCTTTGCTACATACGTCCCCATACTTGTCCCAACTGCTGCTAAAAGTCCGATTGCCATATTTGTTATTATTATCTGAAACATTCTTATTATCTCCCTTTGGTTAAGGTTTTTAAATATTATGTAGGGTCTAATGCTCCCACACCTACATCTTTTGTGTCTATTGTAGTCTTTTTAATATCGACTCCTTCTGTGTTGAGTACACAACCAGCTACAAAAAGGGCTATGATAGCCAACAATATTAATCTCATTTTCCAACTCTTTAACATACCTCTCACCTCCCTTACAATAAATTAATCCATATCACCTTCAAATTCTATCTCTTCTTCTCCATCATAATCAGTTACTTCCGCAGTGTATTTATATAATCTGAATTTGTCTGACTCTTTTTCTACTGCTTCGTTTATTGCCCTCTGTAAATATCTTAATACAGGATAACAAATTGGCATCTTTTCATGCCTACCTTTTATTTCTATAAAGCCTTTGAACTCTATCTGCCAATCATACAGTTCTTTTTCTTCACTAATATCTTTTCTCTCTTCTTCTTCTTCATATTCCATCATACTATCACCCTCAAATCTTCTGAAACAGGATTGAATTGGATAGAGGGAGTTCCTATCTCTGATGGAGAATAACCAGCCTTCTCAGCATACCCTGTTCCCCCCAATGTATATACTTTTAAGAATGTACCTGTCATAACTCCCCTCCTCTTTCTTGATATAAACTTCCCATACCGATTAAAACTCAACGCTGCTGTTGGGTCAACAGGCATATCGTGTCCATGCCCTACCATTACCACATCACAAGTGTGCCAATCGGCTAATAACTTTTCAAGCCTGTTTACCTTCCCCCCCGCTGTTCTCCCTGCTATATTACTATGAGTTACAAAAACATCAAAAGATATTTTCCATGTACTCTTCTTCTCCTTCTTACTGATGAAGGATAATCGCACTACCGCTGCATCATACAACAACTTCACGACAGGATTAGGATAAGCATCAAGATTCTCTGTCGCTGTTTTAGACTTGCCTCTTATCCCAACCTTAATATCATTAAGGTGTTTCCACATATCATACAAAACATCATAATGATAATGCTGTCTTACTGTCTCTTCATGATTGCCTCTCAGCAACCCAACACATTTCTTCCGTATAGGATAAAAGATTTCGCTCATTGTCTCTATCTGTTCCTGACAAATTCGTTCAATACTTTCGTTCCTGTACTTCTTTGCCACTTGTCGTATGTCAAAGCGTTTGTCTGTAAAATTAATCGCTTCTACATAATCGCCCATCCCGACCCAATAGTAGGATTCATTGTGTTTTATCTTATCCACGACTTTCTGCAAAGCATCTAAATCACACCCTGCATTGCCTTCGTGGATGTCTCCAAGACCTATCAATGTAAACCACTCATCAACACGCCGAGCACATGGAATTGTTATCTGGTTAAATTCCATAATAATAAAAAAGAATAAACGCAGTCAATCTTTCGGTAGTCTTCATTTACAGAATAATTGTGTCTATCTAAAGCGTTTAACCGCATCTATATTATTTGTTTCACAAGGCACAAATAATTAAAAACCCTCTATTTCTTCTTTTTCTTTTTTTTAGTTATTCCTAATATCTCCATAATATGTTCCCTCCTTAGATGTCTTCTGCTGTTAAATCTCCTTCGTCTGGATTGCTAGTTATAATAGCAACTACTGAACTGTCTATTAACAATTGCTTCAGGTTTCTGACAACCTTCTTGACATCTCCGTCTGGTTCGTCACTAATGAAGGAGACTATCTCCTTCATGAGGGGCTCTGTAATAAATGTAGCACCCGCATTTATAAAGTCAAGGAAATTCTTGTAAGTAACAGGTTTATTAGTAACTACCTCCCTTAAGTCCTCCAATCCCTGATTATTAGTAAGGTCTCCCTTATATCCGTTAACGTCATATAGCTGGTAGCTCATGTTCCCTCTTTATGAAAGACCAATGTATTTTTTTGTCCCTTTATTGGATTTAAGTGTAGGTTATCCCCATATGCTATATCTTCTGGTATCCCTCTTTCTTCAATAGGAAAAGCACTACACACAAGTACCTGACTTCCTTCCTCCCCTTGTACCCCTTCCTCTACCTGTCTAAAATGAATGCATTTTCTTTCAAAACATCTAGGTGTGGTTAACATAGGTTTACTCCTTTCTAATCAAACAAATTAACTAAAAACTTTTCTATTGAAGACGGTATTTTTGATTTCACCTTTGAGAATGAAGGAGAAGTAAATGCTGCAAATGACTCTGCAAATAATTCCAATACGTTTGTGTCTGCATATTTAGAAACCCCTCTTGTATTCTCATTAATAAAAATATCAATAAACTTATCTTGTGTGCTTTGTGGGATGGAGTTGTAAATATGATGTCCATACTCATGTCTTATCATTCCTGCAAAATCATTTCCAGTAACATTAAATACTCCATTCCCTGCTTTTAATTGTTGTCTATTAGAGAACCCTTTAAGGGAGGCAGTGATTTCTTTATTTTTATAAAAAGCATCCACCTTCTTAGCTCTATCACCTGTATATTGTACCCACTTTACTTTATCTGCATCATCGAAAACAAAACTCTTTAATGTTTTTTTCTTCATTAACTTCTCCAACTTGCCATGTCCCTTTGCCATGTTGGTTAAAGACTCTCCCACATCGTTAGCATACTTCTTTATAAACACATCTTCTGCTCCACTAGAAAGTCCTTTCACCTTAAAGTTCTTTCCTAAAAGGGAACTCATCCCTTTCTCAAATTCCTTTTTGGTACTTATCTTTTTCCATCCTCCCACTGTTGATTTTATCTTTTTAACTTTAGGTACTTTCTTAACTATCTTTTTAACAACCTCTTTCCCAAAGCCTCCTTCACCCTGTATAAACTTAGTGAATAGTTTTTCTATACCTGAATGAAGCCTAAGAGCTGGCGTTGTAGCATACTTAGGAGAAGTAAACGCAGCCCACGCTTCTGCAAACTGTTCTCTATAATTTGCTGTGCCATAGTCTGAAATCCGCATCTGATTCTCGTATTTACTCCATACCCTATAATATGCATCTGTAAACTTCTTTCCTCCATTCTCTAAAATATGATGCCCATATTCATGCCTCACCATCCCTGCAAAATCATTTCCAGTAACATTGAAAACATCTTCACTCAATCTTAAAGTGTTGGAGGTATTGTATCCTTTCATTCCAGTATGTATACTTTTCTTAGACTCATCATAAAAAGCATTGGTAAGATTGCTCCCTACCCCACTGTTAGAGGGGCCAGTATATTGTATCTTATGTGGTCTTTGAAAGTTAAACTCTTTAAGAGGGTTCTTTTTTGCAAACGCTCTCAATCCCTTATTCTTTGGGTCATTAAATACCCTGTTAAAATCCCTACCAAGTGTGTTCCCAAACTCTCTCACAAAAGCCTGTTTATCGCCAGTAAGAGTAAGACCTTTCCCTGTCATCTTCGACATCTGAGGCACAAAATCTTTACCACTACTAACCCTCTTCCACCCCACTGTTGTTTCCTTTATTTTAGCTATTGGTTTAATCCGTATAGGACTACTTGTTGCTCTACCACTACTAAATATTCCTTTCAGTTCTTTCTGTGATACCTTCCGCATGCCTCCAAGCCTGAAACTCCCTACGCCCTGTGAATAAAATATCTTTGGTCTTCCTTTCCCTCTAGCATCAAACACTACTGTATGTACTTGACCACCACGATGTTTTGCAGCCTCCGCCAACTTTCTTAATCGGGACGCTTTTCTCATAGTAATCTTATCTACTTTAGTCTTTATCAGGGTTTTCACCTCTATCATGTGAGCCCTCTTTCCAGCCGCTTTTACTATAACATCAAACGGCTCATTAGTGATGAAAGACTCTCCTTTAATAAGTTTGGCTAATGAAACTTCATTAGCTTTTCCCAACCGTTGCATAGCTTTTGTAGAAGGCACAAAGGCTTTCTTTGCCCTCAATGCCCTAATTTTATCCTTCTTACTGATACATGCTATAGGCGCATTTAACGTTAGCCTTACTTCGTTTGTATCAAGACAAGGAGGAAGTTTTCCTGCAAACCCTCGCACAGACTGGTCTTCTCCTTTGGGCTTACCAAACTTTTTATTTCTAGGTGTTATAGGAATAGCAACACACCGACAATTAGGATGGAGGGGTATTAGTGGTTCTATTTCGTCCAGTTTAAATATTTGTCCCTCCATTACATCACATCTGGGACATACCCTATTATCGCCAGCCGTTAACCATTCAGCTTTTACTATTACGTCCTCTATCGCAAACGCCCTGAACTCAGCAATGTTTGCTCCATGATGAGCCCTTATAACTTCTGTCCTTGCCAACGTCCTAGCCCTACTCAATCCTACCTTATTAATCTCCCCTTTAATACCAGCAATTTGTAATGCCAATGCTCTAGGATTTCTACCCTCCGCCATGCCTGTAGCTAATACCCTAGCTATAGGGGCTTCCATTGCCTTTGTAACGCCTTGCATTCCTGTAAACGTCTGACTGTATGCTAATTGTACTCTATCTACATGGAAGGGAGCATTAAAAATACCTCCTATACCTTCGGATGTAGATTCAAAAGTCGGTATATCAACCCCTCCTTTTCTTAGTTCTAATCTAGCCCTCTGTACACCCTTCTGATAAGCTGACCTGATGTGAACATCTGTCCACCTTCCCTCCACTCCTCCCAGTACTCTTGTCGTAGTTTGTGTCTTAGTATCAAACGAAGCCCGACCAGGAAAGATGGGAGTAGTCTGGGTCGGGAATGTTTGTATACCTTTCCCTCCTTTACTTAATATGAAATTGTTGTTTTGTTCCTCCAACCATTCCATAAATTCTGGTATTTTGTCAGGGTCGTACTTACTCCTCCATTCCGCTGCTGTTGTGTTAATAGTAAATCCTATATCATCTCTTTTCAGTAAAGCCCCAGACTCTATCCTATCCGCTACAACCTTACGCAAGGCTTTAAAACGCTTCTCCACGTCCTTAACAAACCTCACCCTAGTAGACAGAGTCCTTGTCGGGTCTGTATTGACTAATAAATTTACTGTTTTTGTATCATTACATGTTATACACATAATTTCATTATTCTATATTAGGTAAAAGTGAACCTGGTAAAGGAATAGACATTGGTGTATCTTTAACTCCTTCTACTTGTGGTATTACACAAGTCGGTGAGAATCTTGGTATTTTTTCTTTTATTACAGTTTTATCGGTACTTATACAACCTGTTAAGGTTATTATTGCAAATATTGCTAAAATCTTCTTTTTCATTGTATTTATTCTCCTTATCCCTGAAATAATCTATGGCTACTGCTTGAGTGTCTAAAGCCATTATCTAAAATACTTCTTCAAGAATTCCTGTTTTGCATCATCTATCTCTTGAGCTTCATCCTTTTCTCTCTGTTCTCTGCCTTTATAACAAAAATAATTGAACACCCATTTAAGTAAGAATATAATTACCACTACTTCAAGTATCTTGAATGCCCAATCTATCACGACTCGCCCCCAAACATAATCTGTATATACGTTCCATGATTACTTCCCACCAACTCCTCTTTCAACTCATCCAACATCTCCTCATACAATAAAGTAAAAGGGTTTCTACTGTCTTTCTTATTAACCTTGAACACTGACCATCTCTCCTTCTTATCCTCCAACTCTTCTCCACATGCTATCCATACATCGTGATTCCCTTTAATCAAGAAAAAAAACAACTGGTCTCTGTTGAAAACAAGAGCATGACTAATCTTACTATTGCTCTGATGAATATAATGTTCAGTTTCTAACCTGTAATATCTTTCCTCCAGAACTATACCTATGTATTCAACACAATCCTCCCAACACTTACCCACAAATACTGGTTCTTGTTGTATCACTTCATGCTTGTGTTCTTGTGCCTTGCTTACTCCACCTCCAATAAGCCCAATACACAATCCCGATAATAATACATATACCATAAATCGTTTCAGCATTTAGCACACACTCCATTCTCATTTCTATCTTCATTTATCAAATAGCATAGGAGCGAATACACTTATCAATCCAACTATAGTTCCTACTCCCCCAGCATAGACCATTATCTTTGTCGTATTAATTGTTACCTGTTTATCTATTTTTATAATCTTATCTGATAACTCTTTCTCCTTCTCTATTAGCTGTTTGGCATTCTCACTAACCTTCTGTCCTATTCCATTTATTCTCTCCGACATCCTTTCCTCTTTTTGTTTTATCAACTCCATCTCTGTCTTCATTCCCACACCACCGTTACCATACAGCGTACCTTCCACTTTATCAAGAAAGTCTCCTATCCTCTCCTCTGTCTTTTCTCTCCCTGCTTCAGTCTTCTCAATCAAACCAACAACCTTATCGAACTTCTGCGTAACCAATAACTCTATATTACTTACTTCTTTCTTTACTTCATTTAACTCTTCCCTCACCTTATCACATCTAGGATATAATTTTGGTTTATATTTCTCGAACATTAAATTATCCTCAATTCATCAAGTATATCAGTAATAATCCAAACTACTACAATCCAAGCTATTAAAATTATAATTCCTTCTATCATAATATTCTTCTCCTTCACCCTAAGTCTCTACCAGCTAAAGTAGAGAGCAAAGGGTTTCGGAGTACTGTCACCACAACAGAATCAAACAGTTAAGATAAATTATTAACGTATGTACTTCTATCTGCATCAAATTCAGGGGAAGCCCCTCCAAGCGCATAATTCTTACTTTGCCTGTCTCTTAGCTCTCCCACTTTACTTTTATTCCAGTTATTCATTCTGGAATAATATCCTACAATCCTCGTAACGCCCTCACACACAATAGGTTTCCTGTCGTTTGCAATGACCTGTAAGAATTGTTTTGCTCTATCCATGTCAGAAACTTTTTCAACCAACTCAGCAATGGCAACTTCTACAAAAGCACCGTCTACTCCTTCTGCCTTGCTGTAGTCCCTTAATACAAAGACTTCCTTGTCCTCTGGAGTAGCTGTACCAACTATTTCAAGGTCAGTAGAAAACTCAACAGCTTCCATGAACAACTCCAACGCTTTTGTCACACTACACTCTTTAGTTTCCAACATAGTACAGCTCCTTCTTTGTCAAACAATACAACCGTCCCTCATCTGTGTGGTGACTCTATTCTTAAAAGTCTTTATTGGAAATCGTACATTCTGTAATGCCTCTCCATCAACAACCATCTCGCTTACTGTATCCTGTAAGACGTTCTCCCTGTCAAAGAACTCATTAGTATCCTTACATAAAATACAATCATTCAGTATATAAAGACACTCTTTACATTCTTCATAAGGTTTCTCTTTTCCTCGTGCTTTCTTATTAGCTAACCGTTGTCTTTGTAATCTTCCTGTCGGCATGTTTATCCTCCAACCAATGACACCGTTTATATTTTAAACCACTCCCACACCAACAGGGAGTGTTCCTCTTTGCCCCTTTCTTTAACAGTCCTTCTCTTATCCTTCTTTCATTAACCTGCTGAACTTGAAACTCCCTGAACTTAGCTATTGCTTCCTGTTGCTTGTTCATCTTCCTCCTTCAGTGGTGCAAAGTGACCACACTTACCTGTCCATTCATCGAACTTGTAAACAACATATTCCTCCATGCCCTGAAAAGCCTTATATTTAAAGGTATGACATTCATCCTTAGAGGGGCATTCTTCGTTCTTACAGTTTAATACTTCAGCCACTACCTGTCTCCCTGTGTTGAAGCTGCAATATCTCCCACAGCTTTCCTCTTTGCTATTTCGTTCTTACCTTCTTTAATCAATTCAGCTTCTATCTCTTTCCTTTGTTCATCTATCTTACTTTCATCCTCCAAGTCACTTGCTTGCATAGTCTCAAGGATACCTGTTATCTTCTTAATAACATCAGTATCAAATCCCATTATCTCCGACAGGAACACTTCTGGAGGGACAACTTCCTGAGCCCCTAATGCGTTACCGTATACGGCAACCGCTTTAGCTAAAGTCTCCGCCACCTTCGCATCCTCTTCCTTGTTCGGTGATGTAATATCTGGCCATTCTACCTCGTACCCCTTAGTAGGTGTAGGGAGGACTTTGAACTTGATTAATCTATCTATAACAGCTCTGACTATCATGGGCGTACAGAAGTTTGTCTGTCTCTCCCTTACCTTCTTGTTCCAAGCTGATTCGTCCCTATCTCCACCTAGTTCCCCTCTTTCAGCACCAGTAAGAATCCTTTTAGGAATCTCCCTTGCACCTGATATTAACGATAATAGTGTTTCAACATGCTTTGAAGGGTCTGCAACCTGAGGCGCAAGGTTCTGAACCTCCATGCCCTGTAATCGCATGGTTCTATTCATATCATGGATGTAATCATTAATCTCCGTCTCCAACAGTGCCTTAGATTGATTCGGGTCTAGTTCCGCATCCTTATCAAGTATGAATGCAAGACCAGGAAATGCACCCCTCCAGAACATTTCACCAGAACCACCAGCAACCAGATGGAGTCCAGCGATAAGATTGTATACGTTCATCATTCTGGGTGTCCCGAAGATATCATCCTCTATCAGTTCATCGGCTACATGTATAATCCTAGACCAATGTACTATAGTCTCCGTAGTCCCTCCATCGGCATTAGTAACTACCAGATGGTATAACTTAGGGAGACCGTATCGTTCATCATTTATATTATCCTCAAATTTCTTAATCGTTATGTTGTTCTGCTTATACGGTCTGACGTATAAGAGCTTTGTTGCTGTGGTCACCTCCGTCTTTAATTCCCCTCCACCATCAAACCCCAATAACAGTACACCGTATTGACCTATGCCCGACAGCTTATCTATCCTTGTAAGATAATGCCACATCTTACGCTCATTCACCATTGTACTCCATGCCTTTTCAAATTTAGTGTCCTCCCCATCATCAGAATCTATTTCCGATATCGTGGGAGGCTTTTGCCAACATGAATTGACAGGTGCATCTACAACCCTCTTTGCTATATGTTCCCTAGTATAAAATGCCCAGTAGTGGTCGAATGTAAGTTCTACAGGATAACCTAATGCCTTATAAGTATCCCTCGCATCATTCTTGAATGATAACCCTAACCTGTTGGCAATCTCCCTCCTTGATATCTGCTGTTGAAAATTTATTAATAATTGTGTCTTCGTATCCTCCGTCAACCTGTCAAAGATACCGTTACCATTACCATTAGCCACAGCGTTTTGCTTCAGCCTGTTTACAGGTTTCTCCTTCCGCTTAAAGCTTTTCTTCCGTTGTGTTATGTCCCTCTTATCCCTAACCATTTAATAGTCCTCCCCTTCATCGTCACACCATGTATACCCTATCAGCATCCCACTGTCATCTACGTCTGGTATATAGCGCATGAATGAATGTATCACTGTTTTGTTCCTCCTTGAAAAAACCATTTCAAAATTTTTGAGAATTTTTGCCTCGGGTGTCTTTCACGCCCTCCCACGGGAGGGTTTACGATTGGCTCCTCCCACGGGAGGGTTCCTCCTTCGGAGGGCTCCTCCATTGTCACAGCCCTCCACCGCCTCGCACATATTCTCCTTCATATCAAATATTATCGGGAGGTGTAATGCCTCTTGTTCTCCCTTACCCTCCTCTATGACCTGTAGGTAATAAGCTCCTGCCCTCCATTGCCCTTCTCCCTCCTTGAGGGTGTGGGAGGGAGGGTCTGCCACCAGAAATTTGCGTCCTCCTTTAGCTCCCTCTTCTTCTCTATCACTATTCTCTATCACTGGGAGGTGTAAAAACTCCTGGTCTCCTTGGCTATTCTCCATTGCTAGGAGGCATATAGCCTCCTGTTCTCTATCAGGTATCTCCATTACCATACCCCAGCCCTCGATTTCTGTGCTATAAGTTTATTTATCCCTCCCGCTGTAGCATCTACACTGTCCTTCTCCTTGCCTACAGGGAAAGATTCATGTTCCAGTATAAAGTCCTTATTCCAATCTCCCTTAAGGAGGAATACATTAGATATCTCCACTTGGTCTGCATAGGGCTCTGCCCTCACTACCTTATCACCTGTTACCTTATCTGCCTTAACCCTCCATCCTGCGAGGTTTCTTATAGTGTTTTCTGCTGATTCCTTACCTCCACTTCCTGGCTCCTGTTCCACCCAGACATGTACTCCTTTACCATCCATTTCAGCAGTTAATCTTATTCTTTTCTCCCTTCTGCCTACACTCCATCTGCCTTTTACCCTATCCGCTACTATAAAACTACCATTCTTCATTCTATGTATTAATACTCCTGCGGTGGCACAGCCTCCGTCCTCCGTCCCTGCCTTATCCCAGTACCTCACTGTCCTTTGTATCTCCTTCGGGTCTACTATATTTATTGTACGGAAGTTTTCTACTTTAAACATACCTCCCCCTCTGGGGGCTGGCCTTTGTTGGAGTTGTCCAGCTACAGCATAGGATTCTGTTATAGTGTTACCAGACTCGTCCACCTCAGCGTTCAGTTCCCTTTTAAGGATACCTAATGCCTGTTTGTTATAGATACCGTCCCAGAGAACCTCTCCGTTGGAGGTGCGTGGGTCTGTGAATAATCGTGTTTTGCATCTTGTTCCTCCTTCAAACTCGGCAGGGAGACAGAGGTGCTCATAATCTAGCTCTTTCTCTAAGATATGTCCTGTCAAATCCTGTTCGTGCAAACGCTGCATCACGATTATTTTGACTCCAGTTCTAGGATTATTTAACCTCGTACTCATTACTTCATCCCACCATAAAAGTACATTATTCCTCTTTAACTCACTCTCTGCTTGCTTGGTATTGTGAGGGTCATCTACTACTATGTAGTCACCTCCCTCACCGCATGCCAGTGAATCTACGGAAGTAGATAATCTTACTCCTGTGTAATTGTTTTCAAACCTTGTTTTCTGGTTTTGGTCTGATGTTATTTCATATCTATCTCCCCATATAGATTGATACCACTCTGATTGTATTAATCTTCTGCATTTTAATGAATCTCTTGTGGAGAGGTCTTGTGCGTAGGAACTGAATAACCATCTTGAGGTGGGCTCATTAATCCATACCCATGTTGGGAAGAATACACATACAGCTAGAGATTTCATGTGTCTTGGAGGTATATTTATAATAAGGCGTTTTATTTCTCCTGTAGAACAGGCTTGGAGGTGTTCGGAAATTGCATCCAGATGCCACCCTCCTACGAATGGAGTTGAAGGTTCTACTACATGCCATGCTTGCTCGATGTATAATTTTAAAGATACCTCTGCGCCTGCATATCTTAAAAGTTCCTCTGATACTGTACGCTTAATTATCTTTTTCTGTGAGTTGTCTGTTGATGTCAATAATGCGCTCTGCACCTAGTTTCTCCTTCAGGGCTTTTATGTCCACTGTTAATTGTGCCTTCTCAATATTATTATTTACTTTGAAGTTGAATGTATTACCACCATCTCTAATCATACCACGATATTTCATTAAAGCCTCTAGGGCTTTCTGTCTGGAATAAAATCTTACCCTCGTGGTCTTGCCTATGTTTTTCCTCTTGTCACCATGTCCCTCATAATTTTCCTGTACCTCTATCTGTTCTATTGCGGATTGCTGGGCTATGTTTAATTGTGACATCTCCTTCAGGTTATTATCATCATCAAAAAAACCTCTGATATCTACAAAGGCTAATTTTAATTGTTCCGCTAGGATTTGTTCATTGCTAAGATTGACTGTTTCAAATAGGACAGTGAGTTGCCTGTCCACTTCAGCTATGATATGAGGTTTCTTTAGCCATTTACTACCCTCCACGCCTGCTGTCCCTGTTGTGACATCTGGACGTATTGATATATAGGCTTGTCTCGCATTAAAGCTGTTGAGGTATGCTGATATGAAAAGGGCTTCCTCCTTTTCCCTAATCGTAGTCGTAGGAAGGGAGCCCCCTCCATGACCATTGTTTGACGGTTTCCTGCGCCTGAAGGATTTTCTTGATTTCTGTCTCTCCATGTCCCAATTAGACCACATAGAGGGTCAAAAATCAAGCTATTTTTTGGTGTGTAAGTCCTTGATATGTAAGGACTTAGGACACATATCAATCTTTTTCCCTATATTTACTAGTATTTCGTTGTTTTCTATGGGTCTTTTTTGTACAATAACATCTGTTCTTTGATATAGTTTTCTAACATCCCTTGAACCTGTTAGGTTCTGAAAGTCGTTATAAGTAGGCGCAGATGGGAAGGGAGACCTGAAAAAAGTTTGAGTCTGGGAGGTCGGCCAGCCCAGCAAACGTATCCATTATCGTCCTACCCACAACATACACCGCAGAGGGGGTTGTGGGAGGGTCATCTGCCACCGCAGGTGACACTAGGGGACAGAGGGGAGTAAGTCCTGAGCAGAACAATCCCTGACAGGCAAGCCTTAACAAGACTACCAAGCCAAAAGGTATCTCACTGGGAGATACAAATATCCTGAACCGCATGGAGTACCACATATCTGAAATCAAAAGAAACTGTTGACCACAGGGAGGGGCATCTGCCACCACCTGACAGGGAGGACAGTCACCACAACATCATTTCATAATATCAAGTGAGGTCGGGATATAGTAAGGAGGACAATGTATAATCCAGTACATTGTCCTCCATCTAATAACTATGGATATCACCTAGCAAATAATCACTGACTCCTTTACCCTATTGGGGAGAAACTTTGATGGCTCGCCCAGCTATCTAAGGTGAAGGAGGAAGTAATTGTTTTCTAACTATTAGAACGGAAGGAGGTGCATTATGCTTGTGATGATTTTGTATGTTATGAGGGTATAACGTCATCAGGCTTCCTCCCTATACCGTAGGGAGTAAGTCTAATACTGTTATTAAAATTTGTCTGCCACCGTCAGGGAGGGTAGACTTAACCTGTAGTAAGGAGGAATCGGAAATGAAAGTACAAAGGAATGATGTAATGATAGGAAGGGAGTTGAATAAGTTAATGCCCAATGATGAGGCTATCTATACTGAATACTGGAAGTCTGGGGCTGTGATTGACAATGTATTAAAGAGTTGGTTCTTTGATGGAGACCCTGAGGTTATGTGCTTCGGGGAGGACATAATCAAGGGAATAAAAGAAGCTGAACAAGATGCCGTAGGTTTTGATGACTACGCAAGACAAGAAGGAGGAAGATAATGGCTTTAGGAAGTGGGATTGCTGAAAGGTCAAGGAGGGGAGATTTAAGAACACGCATAATGATAGAAGTGTTGCATCAGGGAGGAACGATGGATGATGTTACTACTAAGCAAAGGGAGTTGAGATATAAGAAAGTACACGAACTACAAACCTATTACAAAAACCTTTTAAGTGGGAGGAAGAAAAATGTTTAAGCAAGGAGAAGACGTAAGTGGTAGTCCAAAGGAACAATTACTTTATCAGAATGTAGGAAAGGGAACAATGATTACTGTACGACATAGTGGAGGAATGACTAATGCGTACATCGTCAGGAAAAGTTTAGGGAATATAGGACTAAGAGATATTGTTATCGAATTTGGTGCTAATGTACATGACATGAATAACGCTGAGGAAATAGTAAAGATATTGGAAGAGGGAAATGTCTATACATCAAAATACCCTCCGAACCTATCTTAATGTTTTTACACGCACACAACTTTTTTAACAAAAGGAGAAGAGAGAATGAGAATAGCAAATACGAAAGAGCAATTTGTAAAAGAATGGAAGGAACATTTTAATTGTATTCATTCATTGGCAATAAACTTTGAAGGAGAAGAATATGAGGAAGTGTTTTGTAAATTATCAGAAGTTAAAGAAACGATGAAGGATATTATTAACAGGGCTTCAGAGAAACTTACACCGTAAGAGATTTCTAAGAGTATCCCCTCCACTCTCTACGGAGAGTGGGGATGGTTACTTTTTATTTTTATAACAGGCAGTAAAAAAGGAGATGAGATTATGAGGGAAGAGAAAAAGTATGATTGGTTGGACATTATAGAAAAGCAGGATGGTAGGTTTGTTGTTTATGGGTATGACGAATATCCACACAGTTCAGTGTTAGCAGGACAGACAAGAAAAAACTTTCTCGATGCGTTTTACAGTCTTGAAGAGGCAGAAAAAGCATATCCTGACGCTGGGTTGTCTCATTCAATGTTACAACCTGAGAACTCGTTTGACCATCTACCAGATGATTCAGACTATTAAGAGTATCCCCTCCACTCTCTACGGAGGGTGGGGGGGAGCACTTTATATTTTTAACACAGTTTAATTTTACAGGAGAAAAAGAATGGTTAGGGAGGGGTTTCTGCCACCACCCAGAAGGAGGACTAAAATGTTAAATGAAATAAACCAGAGGATACCTTGTAAGAATGCAATAGTTGGATTTGAAGTAGAAACAGATGCACGACCAAAGGAGGAAGATGAAGTGCTTAGAAGTCTGGAGTCTGGTGTACAATCTTTAATTACCAGACTGTCCCTCTTGCAGAGGGATGTGATTGAGAAGTACAAGGATGACCCACAGAGATACATCACTATAGTTGAACAGGTAGATGACCATTTGACAATGGTTGCGAGGGATGCCATAAAGACCCAGCAAGAGGCTAAGATAGCATGGGACAGGCATCATAACCAATAACAGGGCTTCAGAGAAACTTACACCGTAAGAGATTTCCAAGAGTATCCCCTCCACTCTCTACGGAGAGTGGGGATGGTTACTTATTTTTAATTTTAACAAAAAGGAGATGAGAAGATGAGTAAAGTCCATTTAAAAACCGATGTAACAGATAAGTCAAGCCTTAGATACAACGATGCAAGTTGTGTTGGTGTTTTCAAGAGTCGGGGTACTGTAACATATTACGAAGTTTATGAAAGAGATACATTCTTGGAACTATACAAAAAGCATCCAGCATACTGTTGCAAGAAATGTTTAAAGAACTTGTAGTTTAATTAACACATGGAGGAATATAATATGGTTATGGAAGCTAAAATAATTCAACAGGAAAGAGAAGTACAGGAATTAATAGACTTTGTTGGAGACTTTGAAAATCGTTATGGCATAGACCTAGAGGACTACGAACCTGAACCTAAAGGAGGAGACAAATGAGGACAGCAAGAAAATATTTTATATTCAGTTGTAGGATAGACGAACATTCAGGACAGTTTAATATGCAAGTGCTAGGGAGGGGTGGACGACATTTCTTCCACACTGATTACATAGGCAAGGAGCAAGAGAAGGTTCATTGTTATAGGACTGAGGCGCAAGCCCTTAAGAGGGCTAAACTAGCAAACACTGGTGGAGATGCGCCTTACCAAGTTGGTATAATGTTTATTTAACCATTTGAGGGTCTGGGAGGTGTTTTCTGCCACCAACCCTGAAGGAGGAATCGGATGCAATATCTATTTGGAAAGAAAAACAGTAAGCATGACAAGGAGGACATTTACAGTAGTAGCCTCCCTGCCGTTGATACTTGCATAGGCTGTACTGCTTTCTGCAAGTCTATCTGTTTGGCAAGAGTAGGAAATTTTACTTTCCCCAACGTACAGGAGGGATATCAAGAAAGATTAAAACTATCTCTGTCGGAGTGCTTTGTGCCTGTGGCTGTGAAGGAGTTGACTATAAGAAAACACAAAGGCAAACACATTAAGTATGTGAGATGGCATGTAAGTGGAGATGTTTATTCACAAGGGTATCTCGAAAAGCTTGTTGAAATAGCAAGGCAAGTCCCTCAGGTGGAGTTCTTTATGTATACCAAATCTACTTCACTGGATTGGACAGGATGGGAGAAACTTCCTAACACTGTTGTAATACATTCGGATGGAGGGAAGTATCCAATAAACAAGCGTAAACCTCATGCTACAATCTTCAACAGCAAGGAGGACATCCCAGACGATTATACAGACTGTAGTAAGTCAGACCTGTTAGCAATGAGGACAGCCAAAGAGGGCAATGGCAATATAGCCCTAATCTTATTGAAGGGTGGGAGGAAATCTTCTGCCACCAAGCAAGGGAGGGTAGCGTAATGAAAAAGGCAAGAAAGGAAATAAAAGAGCACATAAAATTTTTGAAAGATGTGAGGGATGATATGAAGTATCAACCTTCTAATGTAGAGGAGAGAAAAATTGTAATACAAGAGATACAAACTTTGCGGTGGGTTCTAAAACTGTTGAGAGAAAGTGAGGTAGTGTTATAATACATACATAATTAACATCTACTATTTTTTAACTTTTAGGAAGGAGAATCAAAATGAATGTAGCATATATAATAGAACTACCAACAGGCGAAGTGTTGGAGAACTTACACATTTCTGTATCGGAGGACATAGACCTAGAGGAACGAAGGGGGTTTACTAACCCTGTCTGGGAGGTATGGTATGCAAAGGAATTCAAACCGTACTTCGGGGACAATGAACCACCTAACCCTCCAGAAGACCTGACGGAGACACACCACAAGGTAGCAAAGGTTTACTTTGCTAACCATAGTGAGAATGTCTATGCTAGGTTTGAGGACATCTGGATGATAATGAATGTGCGATGGAGTCCCAATGGGGAGATGAATGACCTGATAAAAGAATCAGGGACAGACCATACCTCCATGTCCATCGGTGATGTTATCGTGGCTCCAGATGGTACACGATACATGACGGAGACAATGGGATTCGATAAGATTGTTTTAGGAAGGTAATTTTATATCGTTAACTTGTAGTAGAAGGAGGAATCGAAAATGCATACGTTAAAAGGAACATCCGTTAGAAAGACAGTTGATTATTATTTGAACCTTAAGAGGGAAGAAAAACGAATCAAGAAGGAGATTGAAGGAATCAAATCTAGGTTTGATACCCTCTTTGCCAACAGGACAGTTAAGAAAATGTTTGGTATGTATGATGAAGGAGTTGAACAGATAGAGAAGCAAGTGAGAACTGTCAATGTAAAGAAGTTCTCTAATAAGGTATCCGCACAGACTTTCCTTAATTGTATTAGTGTTAAGGTTAAGGATGCGGAGAAGGCTATAGGGATAGAGGACTTAGACAGGATTAGCACCTTTGAAGACCAGACCTCTATCATAATTATTAAAAAGTAACACTAACCTTATGAGGGTCTGGGAGGCTATCTGCCACCAGACCTAATGGAGGGAATCGGATGAGAAACCTTAATATGCATGACCAAATGATAGTAGAACTAGCAATCCTCAAGACTATGGACAACTATAAACGATTGGCTAACGATGTAAAGGAGGAGGAAATATCTGACATATACATGGAGGATAGGGAACAGTTTAGTCAATTACTTGTCCTGATACGCAAACAGGAATTTGCATCAGCACAGAGGAAGTTTAGAAGAATGGATACGTCACAGAGGGAAGAATTATTTTATACCGACTACAGCAAGGAGGAGGAAGTACAGCGTGTGCTGTGTGATTTCTTCGATGTGGAGGTTAGACATCCAAACAAGGGAAGGAGGCATGACGATGAATAAACAATATCACATACATTACTTTTATGGATTGACTGATAAGAAGGAAGGGAAGGAGTGCAACCTCCCTAACACTATACCTGATATCAATGCATTCAATGGTTACATAGATGGTTACTGTGGACATCCTCCACAACCACCGAAGGACACTGTACTATTGATAGACAGACTACAGGCGGAGGGGATGACCTTTATATCCGACAATCTTCTTAAGAAGGAGGGACAGTGATGGCTACGACTTCATTTGTAATAACTACAGTAAAAAAAGTTGGAGGTTTTATCTATGATGATGTAGAGGACAAGGAGGAAGCCGAAAAGAAAATTAAGTGCGCCCTCGACGAAGGATACAAGATTACCTTCAAG